TTTTCCTCCTATCAGTAATGATAAATACTACTATATTTAGATAAATTGTGGATAAAAATAATTAAATTTTTTATCTGAAAAAATGTCAGTAAGTTCCGACAATATGGTTTTCAGCTTTGGGCGTAGGTCTACGGTATATCTGACCTTTGGTGGGTATGGTTTTGCATCAAATACCCTATGACAAATTGTCATATTTTCTACCTTAATATAAAGGTTAAATTTTTCATCACCTTCTGTAATTGAGGTATTTAAAACTTCTGGGTTCTCCATAATTTCATATTGGTTGTCTAACATATACACCACAGACCTCATCTTCAAATTGTATTGAAGTTCGTTACAGAATGATTTAATATAATCATAAAACTCTTCTGACTTATGGGCATTTTTGTTAAACCCTTTAACATTAAAAAATCTTTGTACTACGATGTTGTCGTTACACATTAAAAGAAATTCTAACTTTGTTACTTCTTGATCTCTCATTTTTTACTTTTTTGTTTTGTTTCTAAAATTTGTTTTTTCTTTTCTTGATAGTTTTAAAAATGGTTTTAAAAAATTTACCCAGGCATCATCACCTTTTGGGAGAAATTTGAAGAATCCGTCGTCCATCATCATTCTAATTAGATTTCTATGTCCTCTTCCGTCTGGATCCAATGACTCTGAGTAGTATAGTCTAACTAATTCTTTTCCTTCATCCGAAATTAGTGGGTTTGCAAGGTCCACTATTTTTTCATTGATTGTGAAAAACTCTTCTCCAAATATTCCCTCTTTGGTTTTACCGCTAAGTAAATTTTGTAAAGCAACATTTCCCTTCTGCTCCGAAAGTAACTTCTCTGCCTTTGTTAAAATATCGGTGTATTTTAATTCAGTATCAAGTATCTCAGGAAATAACTTGAGAAATGTTTTTTCACCCAAATAAAATATACCATCAATATTATCTGAACTATCACCAGTTAATATCTTATAGGTTTTAACATTATAGTGTGGTATTTCGGATTCATAAATTTTAATCCCATCACCATTTTTATAATATCGTTTTTGTTGGGGTGAATATATAGTTACCTTTTCAGAAATAAGTTGTGTAAGATCTCTATCAGATGAAAATATGGTCTTATCTTCATCTTCTGAAATTTGACAATAATAAGCAATTAAATCATCGGCTTCTGATTGTTCAATTTCTAATTGTCTAACAAACATTTCTTCCAGGTATTGTTTTACTCTATTTTTTTGAGTAATAAAAGATTGTTCTCTAAAATCGTCTTCGTCTTTTTGTTTTCGATTAAGTTTGTATTTGGGATAGATAATTCTTCTTTGTGAAGACCCAGTTTCACTATCCCAAAATACAACTACTTTATTATAATTATTTTCTTCTAAAAATCGTCTTAAAGTATTTAAAAAGTGCCAAATACCACCGACGTGTTCTCCTTTATTAAAGAAGTCTTTAACACCGTGCACGCCTATTTTTAATAGGTTATTTCCGTCAACCAATAAGGTTTTAGTCATTTGTTGTTTCGTTAATAGGATTTGACAATACCGGTTCTTCTGTTGTAATATATTCTGAAAAAAATTCACTAAAGATTGCTTCCATAACTGGTACACAAATAGAGTTTCCAGCTAAAGCTACGTGTGCTGTATTTGATAATGATGTTGTAAGTAATAAATCAATATCTTGTTCTTTTACACCCATAAATCTATAACCTTCTCTAGCGGTAATATTTCTTACTCTACCATCTTCTGTTAGAATTTGTGGTGAACCACTTGTGGTTAATGTAGGTGAACAACCGTCAATAGAATAAATCCTTCTTGCCTGGTCGTATGATACATCATCTCTTCTTCCTATTAACCTACATATTGTATGTTTTTTTGGTTCGTGTGGTGTGAATGGACAGTCGATAATTAAAGATTTGTTAAAATTTTGATCAATAAAAGGTCTCATAGGTATTCTTTCTTTTTTATGATTATCAACATTCATCATTTTCTCTTTAACCTCATCAATACTACTATTTAATACTGACATCATAAAAACCCTTTCTCTGTTTTGTGGACATCCGAAATCAGCACCATTCAATACTCTCCAGAACGAACTATAACCAAGACCTCTTAAAAAGTATATGTGTTTTTTGAAGTTTTCAATATGATTATGAGATATTAAATTTTTAACATTTTCCATCAAAAGAAACTTTGGTCTATTAACACTTAATAATCTTTCAACTTCATATAATAACCCACTTCTTGTCCCTTCTTTAATTCCTTTTTGAACTCCTGAAATTGATATATCCTGACAAGGAAATGAATATGTTAATAAATTACACTCTGGAAATGTATTTTCATTTATCATTCTTATATCTCCAAGATTACCGTGAGTTGTTGTATGTAAAACATCATAACATTCATTCGCTTGTTTGAAGTTGTCACAATTTGCAACATTCTCATAATCAACACCAATATACTTTAGCGCTAATTCTTGTGTTCCGTAACCTGAAAATAACGATACTACTTTTAATTTATTCTTGCTCATATACTTTTTCTTCTTTTAAATCAAATTCACCATCTACACCAATAATATTTTTCCAATATTCGGCATAATCTTTTTTGTAATCTTCAATAGATTTCTTTTCTTCTGCTGCATCCTTACCAGGTAAAAACCCGTGAGGTGTGACAATAATCTTACCATCCTCAAATCCAAGTCCATTGATGTGGTTTTTCATAACGGATACTTTTGTTCTCGATGCAAATTTAACAGTTCTTTTGTCTTTTGTTGCTGTAATCTTTGTTGTCCCAGCTCCTTTTTGATTTCCATATAAAAACACTAAAGAAGAGTTCAACCAAATTGCTTCACCACCTTTTGCTTTAATTTTTGGCTGACCAAATGGATTGTCTGGTAATTCAACCCAAGGTTGATTAACGATAATTAATGTGTTTTCGTATTTTGAATCAGCTTTTCTTGAACCAGAAATTCTTTGGTTAATTCCCATTCCAATTTTATCAGCAAGAACTGATGCGTTATGTTGTTTACCACCTTTACCTTCATAGGTCATTTTACAAGGAACAGATCCAACTGAATCCCACATAATACATAGTGAATAATCTAATTCACCTTTTTCTTGTGCGTCTAACAAGTCGTTAATATAATCTGTAATTTGTTCAATATAACTAAAATTATTATTGAATAAAAAGAATCCGTCCCAAGTTAATTCACCTGTTTCTTCGTCAACAACCTCTTCACATTCAAATCCCATAAGTTTTGAGTGTTCAAAAGACCATTTTTGTTCTGTAATAATAAAAACTGGTAGTATCTCTTTTTTCTGTGCGTCAACGGCTGTTTTTACAAGTGCTGTTGTTTTACCTGTGTCAGAGTGTCCCAAAAACATATTAATATGCCCCATCGCAGGACCTGGGAGTCCTACGGCATCCAAAAATGCCGGACCTAAATCAAAATATCTTTGTGGTTTATATTTTGCGTCAGAAGAAAATTTCTTCTTCAACGAGCTAAAATCATTTTTTTTAATTGCCATATTTTTTTATTTTTTAATTAGAAAATCTGCAGTTGATGTGTTTTTTCCGTGAATATACCAAATAACATTTTCAGTATTATCAACCTCAGCAATTTTACAATTGTTGCACCAAGCGTCTCTCCACATATTATCTTCAAACCCATACATCCTTTGTATATCTTTTATCAAATTTAATGCTTTTAAATTAAATGCAAAAGTCGAAGGTATTTTAAAATCACAACCTTCTGGGTTTGCACCTAAGTTATGGTAATCACCAAGTCTAACTAAATTCCCATTAAGTTGATATTTCATTCTTGATGATACCACATCAACATCGTTATTTTCAAAATAATTAACAATGGTTCTTATATAATCTTTTTTATATATTTCATCATCATCAATTTTTACAAAGATATCATATTCCTCATAATCATTAACAGCAAAAATTGCATTCATATGATTATGGTGTTGGTGTTGGTTATGTGTAAATATAAATGAATTTTTTTCAGTTTTCAAGTCGTCCAAAACTTTCATCATATAACTTTCTTTGTTTTCTCTTTGATTAAGAGTTACATTAACAGAGTGAAATATATTTTGGTAACTTTGATTTGATATATCAAGAACACAACTTCTCAACATTTTTAATCTGTCTAAACTTGGTGTAAAACACAGAACTTTCTTTTTCATTTAGGTTAATTTTAAAGACTTGAACACCAGGATAGTGTCCAAGTCTTTTAGTAAATATTAGAATGGTAACTCCTCATCAATATCATCATCAGCTTGTGGGTCAACAACTTTCTTTTCTTCTTTTGTTTTAGAACCACCAATTGAGATTTCACTTTCTTCGTTATTTGAGTATATGTACTTTCCTGCATCAGAGTCCCATCTTGGTGTTTCACCACGAGCAATTGATTCAAGGTATTCAGCAGGTTTTTTAGAATAAACATCTTCCCAAGTAAGTTCGTCTTCAATCCAAGATGCCATTGTATCTTCATCTTCGTGTACTTGAGATGGGTCATCATACATAACTGTTTGGATTACAGTGTAAAACGCACCTTTTGGTGTTTTTGCTTTTGTTAACTCTAAAATAAGGTCTCTACCTTTTTCACCATCAGCAACATCGCCTTTTGCTTTATAGATTGGAATGATTTTATCAAAAATTCCTTCTTGTTTGTAATTGTGCTTGAATCTCCAGAATTTAGGACCATCTTGTTCGTTGTCACGGTCAATTACTTTAACAATATAAAACTTACGTGGTTTGTATTGTTTTGCTAATTCTTTGTCAGATTCTTTACCAGTAGACATAAGAACATCATAAACTTCACTTAAAGGTGAACGTTCATTGTCATTTTTTCCTGGATCGTAGAATTTTTGCCATTTACCATCAACATTGATTTCGTGAAACCAAACTTCT